TGGTCACACTTTGCCCGCACAGGGCAAAGAGGTGTCATCATCCGAGTACGAACAGTCACTTAGCGTTACAGCATTACAGAGGCGGTTGTCCGGTACCTCGAGCTGTGTCTTTATCACAACGGCGGGCTTGTATCTATACGCTAACATACATACAAACCGTGTAGCATCACTGCTACGTCTTTTTCCCTTTATATTCTATTCAAACAATCAAACCGCAGGTGTTTGCGATCGTGGTCCGGTGAAGGATACTGATTGAGTGCTCGTTTCAGCGACGAGGCTTCGGATCCCTGCGACCCTGGGTCCAGGTTTCTACTGTTCGGCACACGATGTTGACCTGTGCGAGTCTTTACTGAGTGATTTTGCCTTTGATATGACTACCATGCACACGCACTTGTATGTGCCCGTTGTAGTAATCATCAGATTCTAATACACGTCGGGAAAATTGTTCGCGAGCTTCTATGTAACTACATTCAGCTTTGCTTTTACAGTAGTACAAGATTTCGCGTGAGAAGTTTTCTATGCCTAGCAGTTCAACATCTCGAGATAACTCCGGAGAACTGCCATAATATGTTTGCCAATCTGAATCTATGGTGCCACGAATTTTTTTGCGTTTCTTTTTGCCGTTTTTAAGTTTGACTACTCGATATGTTGTTTTCTTAAACTTTGCCAGTTTTTTGCCAATATACTTCCTGCCAGTTTGTTTATTGGTGATCAAATAAACAAATCCAGCACAGTCTTCGGGTAACTCTGTGATTTCGGTAGATTCGAAAAGCCATGACATGCGCTACTAGTTATCTGATCACTACCAAACATCATATTTTTATGCGATATCCACGTCAGTGTTATAGCTTGTAAAACCGTTTTCTTTCACAACCTTAAGAATATTCTCCACCCGCCCTGCTAGTTCATCTCTGTGACTCACAAGCCAAATGCTTTTGTGTCGTTCACGGCTCATCTTCTTCAATAGTGCTAGGCTGTTTTCTACACCCTGTGTGTCCATGCCCGAATCAACTAACTCGTCAATGAACAATACATTGATTGGGTGATACAGGCTTTCCCACACATCACGGAATGCCCATGACATTGACAGGATCAGTCGGTTACGTTCACCTCGACTCAAGTTATCAAAGTCTAGGTCACGACCCAGCTCCTGGATTTCTACTGAGAGATCGTTTTGGAATATGACCGAGTGCGGTAATCCAATGCGATCTAGATAGTAGGTCAGACGCTGATTGAGATAACTCAAGTTTTGTTCAATGATCTTTTTGCGGATGAACGAATCTTTGTTGGTCAGAAGTTTGAGCAAGAAGTCTTGGTGCTCTTGCAATCTTGTGAGCTCATTGAGAGTGTCATAAGTCACAGTCTGCAGAGCCTGACCAGTCATTTCTTCTATCTGCTCCGTGTAAGGATCTGTTTCTTGTATTTTAGATGCCAGTTGCTGTTGGAGATTTTCTACATTGGCACGATGTTGAATGGCATCTTCTTCTTGATCATAAAACATTTTAGGTGGCTTACCTAACACGCCCAAGGCGGTGTGGGCAGCCTCCATGTCTGATAAGAGCTGTGTATGCTCTGAGCAAGCCGCTCTTGCTGTTGCCAGATCCGCCTGTTTTGATTCCAATACCTGTTGGTGCTTAGAGTCGTGGAACGCTTGACCGCATGTGTGACAGGTGTGAGCTTCAAGAGTCGCAATCTCTTTGCCAAGTTTTTCAATGCTTTTGTTCTCTCGATCTCGATCAAGCTTCGTGCGGGAGATCTGGCTAGACAAGTCGTTAAGGTCCTTACGCTTCTGCTCCCATACCCGGTGCGCCTTGTGTGCTTGTATTTCTGCCTCGATATCGATTTTCTGTAGTTCTTCGAGCGCAGTTGTGAGCTTCGTGATTTCTTCATCATGTTTAGTTGTCCACATTGTTTGGCGTCGACGCAGATTCTCAATCTGTTCTTCTATGCGTTTGTTTGCTTCCTGTACCGCACGTATGCGCATTTCTTCCTGCGTGATGGCTTCTTTGGTTTCTCTGTTGAGTTCCTTGATACGTTCGGCACGTTCACTGAGCATGGTAATGCCCAATAACTGTTCGATGATCACTCGTTGATCATTGGCCTTGAGACTTAAAAACGGCTCTGTGTACGTGTTCAATGCCAACACATGGCGGAACATGTCATGTGTCATGCCCAGCGCAGATTCAATGGCATCCTGCGTTTCTCTCGAATCACCTTGGCTGTTGTCATCGGCTGCTTGTTCTTCGTTGTTGACGTAGAACTTGAGTATGTTGGGCTTACGACCACGCTCGATACGATAGTCTCTACCGTTGATATTGAACTCTAAACTGACCAACATGTTTTTGCCGTTGGTTTTGTTTATGAGATTGTCTTTGCGAATGTTAGTCAACGCAGTACCATACAGTGCATAACTTAGCGCATTGATTATGGTAGTTTTGCCTGTGCCGTTACGACTGCCGTCGCCACCTAGGTCTAGGTTTTCACCCAAGACCAGTGTGAGATCTCTGCGATCAAAGTTAATGGCCTGTGTGGCATTGCCCACACTCATAAAGTTTTTAACGGTTAGATCTTTGATCTGTATCATAGTGCCTGATAGATTTGCAGTAGTAGTTTTGGATCGTAGAAATCACTTTCGATCTTGGTGATCTGATCGGTAACGATTTGGTCCACACTCTCAAACTTGACATCACCGGGAGCCATGTCTTCTTCTAGGGCGGTACGCTTGTTTGGCATCAAGGCCATCTCTCGGAGATTGTGTTTGCTTATGAATGTGTCTTTGATAAACCCAGCTTCTTCGTAGGAGATTTCAATGTCTAGCTGAACACGCACATGCATATTGGACCGTAGCAGTTCGTCGCCACGATCGATCAAGGTTGACAGATCAAACACATTGTACAGTGGTTGTTCGGGCCAGGCATGATACTCAGGCTCAGACCCCCATTCAAGGATCATACAACCACGTTTATCATCTCCAGCATCAGCAAAGTTATGCGGAAAGGCATTGCCAATGTAGTTGATATTGTTTTTGTGTTGCCGTAAATGGAAGTGACCAGAAAACACCCGGTCATAGTGACCAAAGTGTGCGGCTTGTATTTCCCCGTGATCAGGCATTTCTACCATGGCATTCATTTTGAAATGCGGCAGTTCAAAATGTCCAAACATATACTTGCTGGACATTTTTTGGATGCGCCGGTGATCGTCACCTACCAGCCACGGCGCGATGATTACATCACCTTCTTCAAACCAGTCGTTGCAGATGTGGATGTTGGGCAAGTGCCGGGCCCAGGCCGCACCGTGGATGTCACGCTTGTCTCTGTAGTACAAGTCGTGATTGCCTGGAATAAAGAAAAACTGCGAAAATGCTTTGGACAACTTCTCCAAAGCCTGCAAACTAAAGTTTAGTGTTTGTAGATTGATCGACGCACGATGATGATGCCAGTCGCCTAGAAACATTCCGGTTTCACAACCGTGTGCTCGACCAGTCTCAATGATCCAATCTACAAAACGTTCGCAATCCTGATTGTGTACTAAGCTATTCGATTTCAGTCCAAAGTGGATGTCAGTGAAAACGATAGCCTTCTTGAATAAGTTGGCCATAGAGTAGCAGTATACTATTCTTCAGAGCTGTTTGCAACCGCTTCGGCTGTTTTGTTATGGCTTTCTGAAAACTGGCGTGTCCACGACGGATTGAGGCCGTTCATCTCAAGTATGTCGTCACGGATGTTCTGCATTTTCTTTTCAATGTTTAATACTCTAGTAAACGAGTTTGTGATGGCCGCTGTGTAGTAAGCAAACGGGTTCTGCGACTTGGATTCGTCAAACTGCAGGCCGATCTGGCTGAGTTGTAGCAGGGCTTGCCCCCGCATTTCTTCGTTGTATGTGTAGCCTCGCCAGTTACTCCTTGTGGCATATCTTTCGCAGAGTTTGATAAACATCGTGGCCAGTTTATTGGTCATTTTGCCATGATCTCTGCAGAACTCACCACCATCTAAGGTACCTCGCCAGTGCGATTTACCTACCACAAAAGGCTGTTTATTTTCGTCTAAACGATAGTGCCAAAACGGTGGAAAGTTCAAACGCACATGATTCATATCCAGCACAGGTACTTCAACTAACTCATCTAACTCGCTGGTTTCGTCATCTTCCAGCGCCAACAACTCGTCTAACTTCTGCTTTTTGGCCTGTGCTTTGGTGGGTTTTTTGGGTGCTTTGGGTATGTGATCCCAACAAGTAATCCGGAAAACAAGTTCTGTATGTGAGATTTTTTTCTCATTGACCACTTCGCCAGTTTCACGTTTGATGCGATCTGCACGGTTCCTGCGAGCTTCGGCGATGGTTCGCTGATTGATCTTACTCAAACTAGGCAAGATTATGTCATACTGATGATCTGCGACAGGATCAAGATATGTGCAGTATGTGTTCTTGCTGAGATGTATTTCTTTGAGGATATCTCTGTTGTTGAGATAGTTTACTTTTTTTGCTGGTGCTGGACCAAGTGATGCTGTAGCCAAGATGTGCTCTCCTATATTGTAGTTATTATACAACACTTCTGACCTTTGTCAAACCTTTTCCGCGATTAACTTAGCCGTTTTTGTTTCCGGTAAATACACCATAGGAATCAACATGGCCACAGTAAATCAATCTCTCGATCGCGCCCAACAGGAAGTGGATGTCACGAAAAGTGCATCTATAGCTGCCAAGGCCGATTACGAAACCGCACAGGATCGGGCCGATCAGCTGGTAGCCGAGACACGGGCGCTGTTACAAGAGTATGACAATGCGAATGCAGCCGCAACGACCCCAAGTGAAAAAGCCGCCGCTCGTGCATTACTTGATCTGGCAGGTGCCAAAAGCAGTGAATCTCGTCAAGCTAGTAACCGAGCTACCGAACTGCAAAATCAATATTTTCAGGCCAATCGTGCATACTCTGCCGCCACACAGAATTACAACTCTGTATACTCACAAAGCAATGGTGCAGGTGGGTCAGCACCACAGGCGCTGGATGGATCTCCGCTGGCCGCCCCATCGACCACAGGCCTCAGTCCTAGTCCACAGACAGCCACTGGCCAAGTCGCAGGAGTTCCTACAGGTCAGGTCATTTCAGAAACAATCATCCAGACAGACATTGATCTTCCACCATTTGAGTTTGATGCTGAAGGTCGTCCAATAGTACAAACATTTGCGGTACGTCCTCAGCCAGTGATTGAAGTCAGACCTCTTGATTCACCTACCCCTGCAGTGATCAGGGCAGGCACAACTCCTCCTGTGGTGGCACAGCCTTTTGGTGCTGGTCCGCCTGATACTAGTCTATTGATCAACCCAGTACCGCCACCACCGCCGCTGGTTACTGCTCCGTCCGCGGTCAATGATCCACCAGATCCAGCCGCCGCTGCCGCAGAAAGATCTGAAGCGTCGGGTTCAGAGTCTGTAAATCGTTTTGTGTACAATGAACAAGGCGAATTAGTTCCAGCTGACAATCCCTACGCTATACAGTTAGCCCGAGAACAAGAACAACGTATTGTTACTCCTCCGGTTCCTGTGCCATCTGCGGCACCAGTGGGCGGCGATTATGTAGCTTCTTACAACGTAGAAACAGGCAAGTTTGACGTGGTGGATTTAGCCACAGGTCAAACTATAAGATCTGGACTTACAGAACAAGCAGCCACGCTAGACGCACAAAATCTTTCTGTGGGCGATCCTGGTTATGGAGGTCTTGCCGCACGTAACTTTGGTGTGGCCTACGATGAAGATGGTTTCTTATTGCCTGGGTATACCTTAGACGAAAACAATGATCCGGTGTATGTTGGCGGCGACTTTGTTGAACCGGCTACTGCGGCATCAGCAGAAGCCAGCCGCATACAAGCACTCAAGCAACAAGCACAACAACAGGCCACGGTATCCGCACAACGCAAAGCCGCTGGCAAGGCCGCTGGCGATGGAGACTGGCGTGTGCGTTTGAGACTTGCGCCCAACGCCACGTATTTGTATAAAACTCCTGGCATTGGCTCTGCTGGTATCATGGAACCGCTGAGAGAAACCGACGGTGTTGTTTTTCCATACACTCCCAAGATTGACATGACATACTCTGCGGAATACAATCCCTATGATCTAGTGCATTCAAACTATCGTGGATATTTCTACAAAGGTAGTAAAGTTGGGGAAATAGTCATGAACGCAGACTTCACAGCTCAAGATTCCAAAGAGGCCGACTACCTATTGGCAGTGATACATTTCTTGCGTAGTGCTACTAAAATGTTTTATGGTCAAGATAAACAGAGAGGAACACCACCTCCGCTGGTATTCTTAAGTGGCCTCGGGGAGTTCCAGTTCAATGAGCATCCTTGCGTGATTGGGCAGTTTAACTACAACCTGCCTGCTGATGTGGATTATATTCGAGCACGAGGACGACAGTCTACTTCTGCAGGTGTCACACAAGGTGGCAACGGCTTGATGTTCCGTAGAACATTGGCCAGCTCTACAGCACCTAGTTATAGTCTCAGCAGTATATGGTCAAGGCTCACAGGGGCAAACTTACCACAAGGTGGCATGAACATTCCACCTGCACCTCCTAATCTTGGGTTGAACTCGCCCACCTACGTGCCTACTAAAATATCATTGTCATTGACTCTGTTGCCAATGCCCACACGCAGCCAGGTTAGCCAGCAGTTCAGCCTGGAAAAATTCGCCAATGGTAACTTATTAAGAGGAGGATTCTGGTAATGGCTATCTACG